CTACACTTTTCAATGGATCACCTGCAACTGCTGAACCACCTAAACAGTCAATTAATGTATTCCATTCAGCGTCAGTTGGAACATGATATCCTAAAGGTGCTAATAGACCAGTCTCAACAGCATAATGATTGTATAGATATCCATAAGCTGCAATGTTTGTTGAACTACAATCATCATTAGGACAGCAGTATGCTGGGGATGTAGTAGATGCCCATAGTGGATCACCACCTGCTATATAAGCTATTGGAGTGCTATCGTTAAGAGTGGTAACAGCTAAATTGTGCTTTGACCAATTTTGAACACATAATTGCTCTGGAGATAGACATGTAATAAAATCACTACATGCAGATCCTTCCACTATAACAACACCTTCGCAATCAGCTAGTCCATTATATCCACAAACTATTAAAACTTCACCCACCTGTAGTGTTCCAGATACAGTTTCATAAGCACAGTTTGTATATGAATATCCAGAAGTTACATTGCAATTGTTTGTAAATGTAAGACACTTACAATTAGGATTTGTGGTGGTTGTTGTAGAGGTGGTAGATGTAGAAGTGGTAGATGTAGAAGTGGTGGTTGTAGGAATAATAACAGCAGTTCCTAATAGTCTACAATCAATAGCTATTGTAGTAGTTGAAGTTGTTGATGCTGGAGGTTGACAACCAGGACAATATAATGTTGTAGTGGATGTTGTTGTATAAGCCACCTCTTCAGCAGCAATAGCCTCTAGATCACATCCACCATTCAATCCTGAATAGAAGAAATTATTCTCAGCTATATACCAGTTAGGAATATAACTATGGAATGAAATCCAAGTTTTTGTATTCATGTTGAATGAAAGAGTCCAAGACTTATTACAGAAGTATTCACTGTCTGTAACATATACAACTGTTCTTATAATAACAGGACTTCCAGGAGGACAATCTAAAGGTGATGTCTCTATATAAAACTCTTTTGTTACTTCATCATATTTAATATCCTTATTTAAAGGAATATAATCTAGCTTAGATATAATAACCCTATCGTATTTAGAATCATATACACCATGTAATCCAAGACCGTTAAAGTGATTATCTGTATTAACTTTAGGGAAATATCTAAGGATTTCAAATGCTAAATGATCTGTAAAGAATCTATTCATTCCAGAACCAAAAGCAGAAAGATCTGTAACAGCTCCACCTATACCTTCCACTAAAAACACTTGTCCTCTCTTAGCATCAATGGTTACTTGTCCTTGAGGTATCTTGAGTAGCATCTTATTCTGGCTTCCTACATATCCAAGATCTGTTTCAGCAAAATCTATTGGAGGAGCACTCTTAAATAATGAATCATTACCTATATAAGCAGCCTGTGGGTTACTTGTATCAATAGTTAATAAAGTGTTGTAGAGAAGACTCTTATTTTCAAACCTTGCAAGAACAGCTTTATTCTGTATACCATCTAAAGAAACAAGTCCACCATAATTTTGAGGAAAATCAAAAAATGATATTGGACGATATATCAACCAGTTATTAATAACATTATCAGTGAATGCTTGTTGAGTGTCAGAATAAATTGCTCTAAATGGATATTGAGTGTAACAAAGTTTATCTGTCCAATCTACAGGTAGATGAGCAAAAAAGTTTTCTTTATTCTGCTTAGAGAATGTTACATTATAGTAGTATGTATTATCTTGAGCAATTGTTACAAAGCTTTCTTGGAACCACTCATCAGGAATATCTGTACTTACGTGAGGCCAGAAATCACCTTCTCTATTGTTAAATGCTTGTCTAAGGTTTGTATTAATACTAGTCTCACAATAGAAGTTTGGAATACCATAAGCAAATAGATACATCTTACCATCATAGAAAGTTCTATTAGGATTGGGTGCTGGAGCAGCTTGACTATTAGGACAATCAAAGTTATGAGCTTTATATGATATGAAGTTTATAAGAGTAGCAGTTTTACCACTTGGTACAATATTGCTTAATACAGATCTTGAAGAAAACCAATATCTTGGATAGGCTATATTACCAATCTCATCATAGAATATATCTGAATCATCAGGTGCCCCCACTCTATTGTCTATAAAGAAAGGCAGCTTTGTTTTAAATGCAAATCTAGAGATGAATGTATCTCCACCAAACACTGTATAAATATAAGATGTTGAAGTTTTATAATCAATTTCTTTTTGAAGTCCTGTATCAATTGTATTATAAGAATATATTTGTCCCCATTGGTTAATAAATTCATTCTTTAAAGATGCATAATAAGATACAACAGTTATATCTTCCTGATCTGTAGGATTAGTACAGCTTACCACTTTGTTACTATCACTTGATATTGTAAACCTAGATTTATCAGTAATTATTGGATAGGCTCCACTAGGAGCTAACAAGCTTGGTGTATCACTAGGAAAAGGAAGAGGATCAAGTTTTTTAACACCTGTTGTAGTTCCTGTACCAGTTATAGTTATTGTATAAGGAACTCCTCCTTCACCTCTATAAGGTAGGGTGGTTGAATTAACTGATTCACATGTTCCTGTAATAACATCAACTGATAATGTATCTCCTGTTACTGGATCTGTGTAATAAAATACTCCTGTTGGAAGAGCTGGATCAGTTGAATTGTAACAAATTTCGTATATGCTATAATTTATTTGTATTGGGGTACCTCTGTCATTAGTTTTTATATAAACAGATGACTCTCTATTAAAGTTATTAATAATATTATTATCACCTACAGACTGCACACCTGGTATTAAATATTGAACTATATCAATAGGTCTTTGTTTAATTCCAAGATTATTATCTATTGGATAACCATAGTCATAACTAGCTATTGAATTAAAAGAATAAGCATAGTTCTTTCTTGTAATACCATTAATGTATATAGTTAAATAAGCTTGATATGCTGTAAACATTCCTGCAATATCAACTGTTGCAATATCACTAGATGAGTTAATTGCATCTTGCTGAGCTTCTTTTGTAAGAAGTTTATAGAACGCATGTTTTCTAACCTGTACAAAATGTGCTCTACCAGCACCAAACATTACATTTTCAAGTTTAAGAATACCACCTAAGAAAGGTTGTCCAAATGATGTTTCAGGAGAATTAAATACAAGTCTATATTTTGAATCTTCGTTATCAAATCCATCAAGTAATACAGGTTCACCTGCTCCACAATCTATAGTGGATTTTACAGTGCTTATAAGAACTTCACTGTGTGAACGTGCTCCATCCGCACGTGTAGGACGCACTATACTAACCATAGTTATTGGAGCATTTGGTTGTGCTGAAGACCAAGCTACAGAGGTTACAGTGGGACTTTCAGGACTAATATAATTATAATGAAGACCTCTTGTATAACTATTAGATTCACCAGTCCATATTTGATAATTAGCAAGACCAAGAAAAGTAACTGTTCCTGAATCAAGTGTAGGAAATGCAAGAGAACAAATCTCTTTTGAAGCTCCAGGAGCTATTGTAATAATATCATCAAGATCTGTTATACAATCTCTAACTTTTATATCACAACCAGCTATTGTATCCACCCTATATGTTTGGCAACCTGATATAAATGCATTGTTTTTAGATAGTATAAAAGGATCTGGAGTAAGATCATTATATGGATAGTTTGGATAGTAGTAGGGTATTTCTTCTCTATTATAACTTCCAACATTTCTTAATATACCTTTTCCAACTATAGACTTATTTGTAGCCCTATCACCTCTCACTATCTTGAACCCAACAATCTCTTCTTTTTCTTCTTGGGTTAAATCAGATGCAGCAATTGCTAGTGCTATATATGATGAATCCACTCTAACTCCAATTGGATAGACAGAATTACTTGTCATTACAGGAACAGCTCTATTATTACTATCAAAGATAATTACAGGTGTTTCAAATATAGGAGATACTAATACATCAGGAAACTTATGATGTCTTATAGGTTGATTAGCTAACTCTCCCCAAACAAACTCATTACAAGGATAGGTTTCTGTAGATTCCCAATATGCAAACTCACCATATTCATGTGGTTTAGAAGTTCCAATTGGATCACCTTCAGCTGGTCCTAATACAGAGGCTGTATTATATATCTTCCAATAAGGACTATATCCAATACCTCCAACATAATACTCAGGTGCACCTACAAAATCTGCATCTGTACTAGGAATATCTGGATATATTTCATTAACTCCTTTCACTCTACCAGGAATATGAAAGCCATCTGTTTGCTTACCGTTCTTTAATAAGAACACTATCTCAAAAGCATAAACCTCATCTCTTAGATAACCTCTAAGATTTGTAGCATTTAGTCCATCAGAGTAGTTTTCATCAGAAGGCATTTTATATGTTTGCCAATATAATTTTATACTATTAGCAATCTTTTGATAATTCACTCTCTTTACAGATTGTAAGTTATCCCATATTAGAATGTCTCTAACACTTGTAACATCTTGAGCAACATCATAGAATGGAAACTTCTCAAATATATCGTTAGTTGTTAACTTTATTTGTTCTTGATTCTGTCCAGTGTATGTAACACTCTTCTCAGGTCTATCAATAAAATAAGTTGCAGCTAGTTCTACAGATGTAATATTATTTATAGTTTTAATTACAGCTAGATTAAAATATCTAAAGTATCCTGTAACATCTATGTTAGTTATATTTAAAACAATTGATCTACCAACTTGATAGTTGAAATCAAGAGTGGTAATTTGAGTGTTAGCAATTGGTGTGGGATTTGTAACAGAATAATAGGATGTATATCCATCTCCTATAGAGTCACAATATTGAATAGCAAACTGATATGTACCAGCTGTAAGATCTCCACCAGTGGTAATTTCAGTCACTTCTAATTCTGGAATACTAAAGTTTGGTTGTATTTTAAGTTTGTTGCAATCAACTATAGGAAGTATTTCACTATTACAAAGACCATTTCCTGATGCAGTTGTATAAGGTAGGTTTGTAAGATCTATAAATCTTCTAGAGTTTAATCCATCTGTCCAATATACTTCTGTAGTACAGTTGGTAATCTTATGTACAGATTTAAGAATGGGATAGTTTATATTAAAGTTTAAACAAGGAGCCTCTATATATATTCTATATATACAATCATTATTATCCATATATCCAATTTGACATTCTCCTGTTTCAGGATGTGTTAAAAAGAATATATGTTTACTTTGTTCATTAATAAAGTGTGTTCCTATAAGATGAAACCCTGTAGGAAAATCAAGACACCATTCATTACCAGGTTCATTCTGATAGTTAACAGAGTTAGAATCAAAGTTCTCAACAGATGCATTTAATGCATATGTAAGCATACCCTTAGCAACTTGGTTAACAGAGTTATCCATGTTCATACCAGTGGTAGCAGCATTAAACTCCAGCTTTATATTGCTCTGATTAGTTATTTCTTCGGCCATATCTGTTAGTTCTGTTTGGTAATTCGTACTTATTAAATCTATTCAAGTCATTCACTATTCTTCTCTGCTTAGTCCAAGCATCTTGTTTCTTGATCTCTATATCAGCCATGATGAATGCTTCTTCAGACATTTGTTTATAATATACAAGCTTCTGTTGTAACTGTTGGAAAGTTTCATCATTAGTTTGATTAGTTAATGTTTCAAATATCTTATATTTAATAAATGCTTCTATAAACTCCCTAATACGATAGTTATCTGGAATCATTTGATTACCGCTATTATCATATTCAGTTGCATAGAACACCAAGTGAACTATACCATTTCTAAAGTTTGTAACAAACTTATTATCTCTAACATCAAATGAATCTACAGAAGAAGAGCCTGGTGTGAAAGAACCATTAGCTGTACCAGCACTTCCATACATATCCCAATTGTTAGTGTAATCTACACCACAGTTATTCCTTGCAGAGATGTTTCCTGGCTTAAGTAGATAGTCTTGTCTGTAAGATCTAGCCACTGCATTATTAGTCTTATATACAGCTTGTATTAGTTCAGGCATACAAAGACCATCACATCCTGGATTTTGACATGCAGGATTGTTGCAAGGTGTACCTCCTATTGTTAATGGAGAAACTTGTATGGTTGTTTCTGAAGCAGCTTGAGAATAGAAAGAGTTAGCTGTTTGATATGGATATTGAGGAATCTCTGTACACATCCAGGCTTCTCTTACAGCAAAGAAGTTATCTGGAAGTCTTGCTTCAAAGTCTTGTATGTATAGAGCTTGTTCAGCAATAACATAAGAACTTCTACCAAGTTTTCTCAAACACTTATCTGTGTAAGTGGGGAACATAAGATCATCCACTGCTCCTGTATCAAAGTAAGATTTAAGCTCTTCCTTTACAGTGGAGTAGACAATCTCAGGTGTTGTGAAATTGTATTTGTAGTAATAACTCATTTTGTTTTATTTTTTCCACTCACGATAGATATGTTGATATTTCTCGTCAGTTTTAATGTAATGTGAAAGAAGTCGTGATGTTGTTCTAGATGGTTTAAAATACCAAAGGTCTACATTCTTAAGTCTTGCACTACCTTTAAACCACATCCATCCAAAGAAGAAACCTTCTGTATGGTAGTTGAAATTATATATAACCTTTCCTTTTTCTTTAGTCTTTTGCCAATCTATAGGAAGATTAACAAACTCATCATTCACTCCCTTTTTCTTTCTTCTCTTCTTTTTATTAATAGAGAACTCTCCAAATCCAAAAGGGAGCTTTGCTTTTTCTCCTGTTTCTAATATATAGTTTTTGAAAGCATCATTAAACGAATAGACAATATTTCTCCATTCATCAAAGGTTAACTTTATTGAAGAGTGTTTCTTACAAAAGTTATTGTAGTTTTCCTTACTTGCTGTTCTCCAATCTATTTTTACTCTCATTATTTTCCTGCTGGTGCATTTGGAGCTTGACCATCTATACCATCTGATGTAAGATCTGTTTTAATTGCGAAGTATGTAGATAGTAGCTTTTGTGATGTAAGTTCTAAAACCTGCTTCTCAAGATATCCTGGAAGACCATATTGTTTATCAAGAGGATTTATGCACCATTGTTCATCAGTTGCTTGTGGAGTTCCACAACCACATTCAGGATACATTATCTCATTTGAAATCTCTTGTTCAAAGAAAGCAGCTATTCTTATTCCTTGTAATAAAGGATTGCTTACATATAAGTAATCATTTAAAATCCAATAGTAGGATTCGTTCTTTATAATAGGAAGTTTAAGAAGATTTACATATCTATTGATTGTAATCTCTTTTAGTTTTGTACCAGTTCCACCCATAGCGTTTATAGAATAAACACCTTGAATAAGATATTGGTAGTTTCCTTCAGATATACGTGGAAGCTTATATCTACTTCTTGCAACAGTGCAAGGATCTACATACTCACAACATTCTGAAATAGGAACCTCCACCATCTCTAAACAAGGAATGGTGGTGAACAAAGTTGATGTAGCCCAAAGCTTTCTTAAATTTGTCTCTCTCTTTACCAACAGCATTGTGTTGTTCTTGATTTCAGATGCAATCACTCTATCAGTGATTAATTCATCTGTGGAAAGCATCTTGTGCATTCCTCTAATATCTGAGACTAGTTTTCTTAATGTTGACATAGGTTATTTATATTCTGCTCTCAAACTCTCCTATCTTCCCATGATTAGGATGATATATAAGTGCAAGACCAGCTCTTATTGAATGAACAAAGTTATGATCAGCATGCCATCTATCAGTACCTGAAAGAGAAGGCATTTGTTGTATTCTCACTCCTTTAACTTCTTTAGCCATATAGTGATGTTTATCACCTGTATGAACCTCTCTATATTTAGCAGCACCAAAATCAAAAGAATCTTTACCTGTAGCAAATACTAAAGGAAGATCATCTATCTTACAGTTACCATGATGATAACCTATAAAGGTATTTCCTAATACAACAGATTTAGTCACTGAATGTTCTCTCTGGAAGCCAATATCTTTATTACCTTTAAAGAATACCTCTAGAGCATGTGCTAGGTAGAAAGACTTTGTACGGTCATGATTACCTTGTACAAGTATGACTTCTACATGATTACACACTGCCTTCAGATAGTTAATAGATGTAACTAGTAAATCAAACCCTGCCTCATACTCATTATCATATCCCACTAGTACATCTTGTGGTGTGCCCTGTGTAGTTTGGTTTTGGTAGTTATCTGTATGGAAAAAGTCATTGCTTATAGGAAATACTATTGTATCTATAAGATATGAGTTTCTAACCTTTTCTACCAGATTGTGCAATGTTGTAAGATATTGCACTTTTTTATCTTCTAATGTCTCACCTTCTAAAGTCTTTTTAGCTAAATGGAAATCAGATATAGAAACTTCAATATCCACTTCTTCTGTAGACATACCTTCTGATTCAGCCTTAGTTACTATAATCTCTTTTGGAGTGTAACTTTCAAGGAACTTAGCAAAGTCTTCAGCTGTATAATCCTTTGATTTTCTGAGAGTTGCAAATACAGATGATGTAAATTTACCATTTGATTTCTGCTTAGTCCAGTAGTTTGATATCTTATATTTATCTAAATTGATCTTATGTAGTCTAGCTAGCTCAAGATCATCTTTTGGTTCAAAGTTTGTTTCTATTATAGATTCTAATGTTCCTTTCTCATTGTTCACCTTTACAACCATCTCCTCTAGAACATCAATATAATGTGCAATTTCTGCATCCTCTCTCACTGTTTCTTTATTTCTTAACTCTTTTAATAACTCATCAATCACTTCTTCTGTAACTCCTAGCTTTTCTGCATACACCTTTTTACTTTTTTTCCAGTGTAACATCTGTTCTAATTGCTGTAATAAGTCTTGATCTACTGCCATATATAGTTTTTTATTGGTTAAATTAGGATAAAGATAAGAAACATATTCATATTTACCAAATCTTTTTAACTAATTTAATTATATAGTTTAACATATTTGATTATAAAATAAAACTCCCAGGGTGGAAACCCCAGGAGACTTCCTGTAAAACCAACAAAACAGGATTTTTAATAATGTATTTAGTAACTAATATTAAGGAGTGCAATCACCTTCATCAATAGCCCCTGCTGCAAAATATGGCATTCTAATACAAAAGCTATCTGAATCTCCACCAGGTATATTTACATCTATATAATCTGTTTCACCACATGGACGGAAATGAAATGTTCTTCCTAATGATCCACCATAAAGAGTAAATGTATGACAAGTTAGAGCTGATGTAGTAGTAGTTGTTGTTGTTGGTGTAACTGTAGTAGTAGTGGAGGTAGTGGTGATAGTAGAACATTCACCATCTATTACACAAGACCCACCTAATAGTATATCAACAGCTTCAATATCAACACTTGGATCAGATCCACAAACATTTATTATTCCAAACGCTGGTATAATATCAGTGACCTCTTTTCCTGTAGAACACTGTGTATATGTATAATTTCCTTGAAAAGAGTTATTACTTGTAAAAGTAATACAATTACAGAAGCCAGGCATAAGTGGTATATCTATATAATTAGTACACTTTGGATTAGTAGACACCACCCTAATTGTAACTGTACCATTAGGAACAACAGTTGATGTATATCCAGAGATTAAAGAAAGTCTAGTCACTCCTGTCTCAAATGCTGATGTAAATCCATCAATGTTTGAATATAAGTTGAATGGACCTACATCTAAACCAGCTATAGTTAATGTTATTAATACTGTCATTTATTTGGTTTTATTTATAGTTATGGTTTTATACGTATGTCTCTTAGTCCTATCAATCTATATAAAGTACCAACTGGTATAGCTGGATTTCCATCAACATATGCATCAGATGGATATTGAGGCAAATTAGGAAATACATTTAGTTCTCCATTAAATAAATTTGCATCATTAATACCAAGTTGTTGAATACCATATGATTGACCTGTAGCCTTTGTTAATAAATAATTTTTTTGATCACCTATCTCAAGACCCACTAATGTTGTAACTGTTCCAGCAAAAGGTTGTGCATTATCATCTTGTGCAGGTAAAAGTCTACAAGTGGTAAATTTATCAAGATCTCCACCAGGATCACCATTTGCTGTAATAAAATATCCTCTTGCACTCATTGCTGATAATGTACCACCTAGAACAGTTCTATAACTTGATCCAAAGTTCATTACACTAGATAGTGCTGTATAATCATGATCATATACACTATCTAAAGGAAAACTAGATGCTATATTTACAGCTTGTCCTACGAAGTAATTAACAGAGTTAAAACATGCAGTGAAGTTATCAATGTTAGCAAATGTTCCTGTAACATCATACATGTTAAAGCTATTTCTTGTTGTAGTGGTTCCAATTGTAGATGTTAATGGAAAAGTTGCCCAATTTCTTGAAACATTAAGACGTGTTCCATAAACCTGATCAGTGGATGGTTTAGCATTAACATCAATACCTACATTACTTTGAAACCATGTATTGTCTTCAACATAATTTTTTCCGTAAAACTTATTTGTATCAAATACATAATTATTCTCAGATACTCCAGGAACTAGAACTACACCTGTTCCATAAGCTGTACTTCTGAAAGATAATGTGTATTGTGCAAGATCTACAGTGGTAGTTTGAATTAATGTACCACCAAGTTGAACATTTGTTGATGTTGATTTAGTAAGACCGTTATTAGCTGTTAAGTTGTTTAACAAAGCAGAAAGTGATGTAGTGGTCATTACACCTGAACCATTAGTGGTTAATATTCCTGTAGGAGTTGTATTAGTAACTAATCCTCCAATAGTTAATGTATTAGTATTACTGGTTGTAATAGTTGTAGGTTGTATTAAAGTTCCACCAAGTTGAATTGTACCAGCATTATTAGTGACACCATTATTTGCAGCTATTGCACTTTCTGCAACTATAGATGCTACAGACCTCTTTGTTAAAAGTCCTGTAGTAGGATCAACAGATACAAGATATGTCTCTGTATTATCAGTTACAAGTCCTGGAACTGATAATGTGTTTATACTAGTTAATGTGACTGTTGTAGGTTTGATTAATGGACCACTAAGTTGTATAAGGTTACCAGTTTTTGTAAGACCATTGTTTGCTGTTATAGCAGATAGTATAGATGAAACTGATGTTTGTCTAAGTACGCCTAATGATGTAAGTGAAACCAAACTATATGGAGAAAGATCATTAACTAATCCAGTGATAGATAATGTATCAATGTTACTAGTTCCTATAACAGTTTGTTCTGTAAGAGGTCCACCCATTCTGATATCATTTGTTATAGCATCTTTATAAAGACCATTACTAGCTGTCACTGTAAAACCTGGGGTGTTACATATTGCATTATCTAATTTCTGTAAAGCAACACATATTGTGTCACAAGACTCAATACCTGTGCAAGGAAGAGCTGATCCAATATAGACCATTCCATCACAGCTTATTCTATTATTAGGACTACATGGGTCATTTCCACATCCAGAATATACAAGTTGATTATTGTAGCAAGGGCTTCCTGAAGTACAAGACATATTATTATTTATTTAAAAGTTATAAAATTAAGGGATATACATTATATAGTAACAAGCTAATACAGGTTGAATATTTGCATGAGCAGTACTTCCACCTGCAGGATCAGTTGTTGTACTCACTGTAATTCCTACAGAAACTTTACTAGTAAGACCATTAACAGCAGAAGCATTAGCGTTGTCTGCTGACATAGCATAATCTAAATTACCAGCAAGTGATAACTCTGCAGCTGCAACATTTGTTGGACTTATTACAGCAGCACCACTAGATACATGTGCAGTGCTAAAACAGAAATGCGTGTGTCCACCATTTGCTTCAGTTACTACAGAATGTGCTACATGTGAATGACTTGGTATTTGAGGTGTAGTTAATGTAACACCATTAGAACCAGCAGTAGTATATAGTAAATAATTTGGATTTAATCCACCAGGAGTGACAACAGCATCCATTCCTGTACCAAAAGTTACTCCAACACCCACTCTTCCTCTTTTATCAGGAGTACCATTTTGACCATTACATAAATAGATTTTTTCCCAATCACCTTGTCCAGCACCAGAAAAATCAAAGTTGGAAGGATTACCATAATATTCAACCACTGTATAAGGAACCATTTTATGGTATAACTTATTAGCATCTCCAGGAGCATTGTTTTCAATACATGCTATAACTAAAGAACAAAGGTCAGCTAGCTTTACATAGTTTGTATCAAGATTGATTGCAAGGGCATTTAGGTCAGCTTCTACGGTACATAGTTTTGTTATGATGGCTTGTACCACTTGATGTGTTACAGAGTCTCCAGAAGCAACTGTAAGACATCCTGTTGTGTAAGGAGCTTCTATTGCAGCAACATCTACTGCTAATGCATCTAATTGAACTTTAAGACTACATACAGACTTTATTAAAGCTGTAGTAAAATCTACTAAAGAAAGCTCTCCACAAGTTGGAAGGAAGTCTTTAACTATATCACAAATAATTGTAGGGTCTATAGGCATGTGTATACCTGTACCATCTAGAGCAGATGTTAAAAACTGTATTAAAGATTGCTCTACAAACGATAGAGAATCTCCACTTTTTATACCTAACATAGGAACATCTATTCCTGTGTATCTTACACATTGATCAGAGGTTATTTCTGAACAGCCATTAAAACAATTTGAACAAGCCATTTTTATATATATTTTAATTTTGATTTAATCTTTTATTAAATAAGTACTATCCTAACTGAAAAACCACCATTTGAAACAGAAGATGGTGAATTTATACCATTAAAATTAACTCCCATACTATTACCTGAAACTGTATCACTATTCCACCAATAACCATTCCCACCTACACTTGTAAATAAACCAATACCTGATCTTAGTCCACCAGGTAATGCAGTAAATCCTGTAGTATTTGTACCTGTAGGAGCAGTTCCTGCTGCCCATCCTGTTACACTCTTTAATTTAGCTGCTGAATTATCTACACAATCTTTTAGTGTTGTCCAATCAGTTGATGTTGACACTCTATAACCTGATGGAGCTAATCCTCTAACATCATTCACAGCGTACCAATTATATAGTCTACCATAAATAGGTTCATT